CAGAGAACCATTCCGGTTCCGCTGACGCTCTGGATCCCAGAGCAAACGGCACCAAGATTCTTGTAATCGATGATCCGCAGCTCGTAATGGCTTCCCCTGTAGCAGAGGTAACAGCAACCGGCGGATCCGCAACCACAGTCACGGCTTCTACTCTTGGAGCATATTCAGGGGATGACTGGAACGGTGGATTCATGAAGCTCGTATCGAAGGCTTCCGGTTCGACCAATACCGACAAGATCGGAACGATCAAGAGAATCACGGATTACGCTTATGCATCTTCCGGTACCGTTTCAACATTTACCGTAGAAAGCGGTGGTACTGCAAATGCAGGTGATAAGTATGAGCTTTATCCGCCTATGGGCCTTGCAAAGGGTGCTCTTGACAGCGGTATCCAGAAATGGGTGAACACCGGTGTGAGCCTTACTTCTCTGAAGGTTTGCGGCCACAATTTCGATGAGAAGCTGATCCTTCTCAAAGCAGCAAGTCATTTCTAAGGAGGTAAAAGAATATGGCAATGTCATCATGGAAAACAGATAACTATAACTTCGTCAAGAAGGCGTTTGAGATCAACTACGCTAACCGTATGAACAAGCTTTCTCCCATTATCGGAGAGAGAACCACCAATTCCATCGACTTCGTTCTGGAGGGTCTTGGCGGATACGGCGAGCTGACTCCTTATAACGGAACCGATCTGACCGAAGGCAAGATGAGAAGAGGCTTCGCAACCATCATCACTCCTGAAGAGTTTACCAAGAAGATCCCGGTGGGATTCAAACAGGCAAAGGTAGACAAGCTCGGCGAGTGCAGAAAAGTAGGATCCAGGCTCGGAGATTCCGCAGCAATGACTGTATATCTTCATGCTCTTCGTACCATCGGAGGCGCATTCAATGCCAACAAGGTCGGTGGTGACGGTAAAGCATGGGCTGCAACGGACCATCCGGTAGCATCCAAGGGAACCAGCGGAAGATCTTCCGTAGCAGATCCGGATGCAGGTACCTTCTCCAACCTGATCACTACGGCTCTGTCTGTTCAGGCAATCACTGATGCACAGACAAAGGCGAACCGTTATGTGACTCCGGACGGAGTGCCTTTCCTCTGCGATATGGATACGCTGCTTGTATCTCCTGAGCTGGAAGCAACAGCAAAGAAGATCTGCGGTGAGAATGCAAGACTGTATCCGGACCAGACTGATAATGTGAATCCGCTGGTAGGTGAGATGCGTTACATCGTCATCGGCGGAGGAAACGATGGATTCAGCGCAAAGCAGTGGGCTGTATGTGACCGTAAGCTGATGAAGGAGATCTTCAATATCGTTTACATCACCAAACCTACCGTTATGCAGAATGAGCTGGATAATCCTCTGATCGACCAGTACACCGCTTATGTCGATTTCGGCATCGGCTGGGGTGACGCTCGTCAGATTGTCTTCTCAAATCCGGCGTAAGGTAATCACTGCCCCGGCCCTCATGAGAGAGCCGGGGTATTTTCACAAAAAGGAGCAAGTATGACTTTTGGTGATGGAAAACGGAAAGTATTGATGCTTTTGGATGAATACTCAAGCGGAGGAGAAATCACACAGGACATCGATATCAATAATAAAATGGCTGATTTCTTTGATATGGCACAGAAAGACATGGCTCAGTTTCAGCCGATCATAGCAAAGACAGAAATCACGCTGGATGCAGACGATCAGTTCACGGATCTCCCGGCGGGATTTTTGAGATATTACAGAGTATGGAAAGACGGTGTGATCTGGAAGAAATATCCGGTGATTGACGGACAGATGTATACAAAAGGCGAAAGCGGGACAATTGTGCTGGAATATGTTAAGCAGCCGGAAACGATCAATTCAAACACTATGGACACCTATGAGTTTGAAGTAAATGAGGCAGCAGCAAATTGTCTACCGTTTTATGTGGCGGCTCAGCAGCTGATCACGGACCTGGTTGTAGATTATTCCGCATTATGGAACATGTATTTAACACATCGAGCTGCATTGCCAGATTGTTTACCGAGTACAGGGACCGGAAGAGTGAGACAGGCATTGTTTGGAGGATAAACAATGAGCAAAAGAACGAATGTAAGAATAAAGACATCGATCTATAAAACATTCAAGGGTGTTGATTTCACAACGGATCCGTCACTGGTAGATAAATCAAGATCTCCCATGGCTACAAACATGATTTCCGATGAGGGAGGAAATCCTGAGAAAAGGCCTGGGTATAAGAGGGTATGCGATTTCGGAAGTGGGAAAAGAGTATACGGATTATACAGAGCAGAGTTTTCAGGAGTGCAGCATTATCTTGCGCATGTTGAAAACAAACTGTGCAAGTGGAATCCGGAGGCAGGAACATATACGGAATTCGGAGTAACATTTCCGCTGAACAAATCATCGGCAGTTTTCATGAATGGAAAGCTGTATATTTTCACAGGGAACGGTCTATATACATATGACGGTACAACAGTTCAGCTGGCAAGTGTAGGAGCATATGTTCCTCTGATCAAAATCGGATGCCAGGCGGGATCGACACCGGGAGGTGTTACATACGAAGGGATCAATTATCTTTCAAATCAGGTAAGGGTCTCTTTTCTGGCAGTGCTGAATGAGGCACTATATAAGCTTCCATATACCAACATAACATCTGTGGATGAAGTAAAAGTAAATGGAAATACAGAGAGCGCATCAAACTATACAGTAGATCTTACGAATGGAACAGTAACATTTGTAACAGGGCATATTCCTTCTCCTCCGGCAGCAGGAGCTGCGGATAATGTTGAAATTAAATTCACAAGAACATTTGCAGGTTATTCCGACAGGATAAACAAATGCACTACAGCAATTGCCTGGGGAGTAGAGGGGGCATCCGATAGAATTGTAGCAAGCGGGGATCCTGCATATCCGAACAGGGATTATATCAGCGGATACTTGGATGGATCCTATTGGAGTGATACAAACTACCAGATAGTAGGATCTGACGCAACAAAGATCATCGGATACAGAAGAAGCGGAAGCACTCTTGCAATCATTAAAGAAGATAACGGACAGGATTCGACCATATTCCTTAGAACCGGATCACTTGATGATTCAGGAGAAGCAAAGTGGGCAACGTATCCATGTATTGCCGGTGTAGGTGGCGTATCGAGATTCGGATTCGGAAATATAAACGATGACCAGCTGATCCTTACAGGAAGCGGAGTGTATGCTCTTACATCAAATACGATCACCGCACAGAAAATAGCAGAGAACAGATCTATCAGGATAAATCCAAAAATGGTAAAGGAAGATCTGTCTTCAGCAATATGCGCATCTTTCAGAAATCTGATGATGGTATTTGTAAATTCTCATGTATATATTCTGGACGGAAAACAGGCAAAAACATATGAGAACCGCAATGATACTACTTTCACCTATGAATGCTATTACTGGGAAGATGTTCCGGCAAACTGTCTGATGGTTACAACAGATGATGGAAATGAGCAGCTTTACTTTGGGACCACAGATGGAAAGATCATGCAGTTCATGTTTGATGAGCTGACCGTATACAAGTATTCTGATGGTGGATATGTAAATAACGGTGCGTGGGTGTCCGGGAGTGCGATTGAGTGCGAATGGGCAACGAAGGCAGACGATGATGGCGATCCAATGGTTTACAAGACTCTTCTGAAGAAAGGAAATGCAGTAACACTGAAGCCGTATAAAAGGTCTTCAGCAAAAGTATGCTTCCGGACGGATAAAGATGCTATAGACTGGCAAGCAAATACAGGAGCAATCGACATTTTCGACTGGACTGATATTGATTTTTCAAGATTTACATTCAATGCAAACGATTCTCCAAGGGAGATACCGTTTAACAGAAAGGTGAAGAACTACAAGCGTCTTCAGATCATCATAAGGAATGATGGTTTGAATGAAGGATTCGGAGTTTACGGAATCACGAAGCACTATGTAACAGGTAACTTTGCAAAGAGGTAAAGGTATGGGATTCTTAGACAGAAAAATACAGGACACAGATATTACAAGTAAAGGTGTAGTAGCTGCGCCGGATGTCATGACAGGAACAGCCCAGGAAAATAAGATGGTCTTTGACCGGCTCATCCGGGAGAAAATCAAAGATTATTTTAACGGCCTGATTGATGATCTTGTGGCATCAACGGCAGCAGCTCTTCTTGGTTTTGCTGCA